GCTGTCAACGATGTGATCCACCTGATTGGCTGGGGTTACATAGCCCATCAGCCGGCAGTCGGCACACAGCGGCTCATCTGCCAGCACTTGCTCACGCAGACGACGCCATGCGGCGCTATTGAGTGGTAGTGTTCGCTTCTTGGGTTCGTACATCGTCCACGCCCTTGATGGTGGGTAGGTTCTCTAATCTCCTGGCTTCGCTTCTCAGCATCCAACCGTCAGTAATGGCACGCTCATAGAACTGGGCGCGGGTCAGGCTGTCGCCACGTAATAGGCCTTCCACGTTGTGCTCCACAAAGAACCGGGCCGGGTCATTGATGAGCACACGGTTAATGGCTTGCTCCCATGCGACCAGGTGCCGGCGCAGTGTGTTGGTGACAAAGAACCGGGCCAGCTCTACCACGTTGGAATAGTTGGCGGCTTCCATGTCACCAATCATCACAGGCGGCACGCGGAATAATCGGGCCGTTTCAACCACACTCATTCGACGGGCGGCGATCCAATCGGCATCTTCCAGGGTCATGCTCACGGTCTTAAACTGGCCACCTTGCGGTAACACAGCCGTTTTGCCGTGGTTGCCGACACCGGCCTGCCCACTTGCCCACGAATCGCGGATTTGTGCGGCCTGCTCTTTGGTGGTGCCGGGTGGCATTTCGATCACGCCGGATAGCTTGGTACCCTGCTCAAACATTTTTGCGCCGTGTGTGCGCTCTGCCAGGGCTAATCCAATGGTGTCTCGGGCTACCTGAATCGGTGAACGTCCGATAATTCCATCATCAGAGTGGTATCGGATATGCAGCACTTCGTCGCCCAATAGGCGCTTGGTATGGCCTCCATCGTCTACCACGTCATAGAGCAATTTACCGCGGGCATTTTTCAGGATTGTCACGCGGTCAGGGTGCACCGGCAGCAATGCTTCGGGTCTTCCGGCACTGTCACGGATGATCTCGGCGTACCCGTTGCCACGCAGCAGCAAATGGCGCTGTAGTTGTTCCCGAAACTCTAAAGCTGTCTGGTAATCGTTGGGCGCGTCATGCAGCAGCCGGTACAAGGGTTCGCCGGTCGCCTTTTCGCGGCCTGTTGCGGTTTTCTCGTAAAGGTTCAGCGGCAGACTACCCACGGTTTCGCTGATAGCCGCCACGCACGCATAAACGGCGCTGATACTCTCGGCGGTATCGGTGTTGACCATTACGCCGGCAGACTCGGCAGCGGTCGCCAGTGAGCTGTAATAGGTATCGAACGCGGGCGTATTGTTGCGCTGTTCACGTTTAAAGGGCCACTTCATCGGCACGCCTCCAGGTACAGCCTTGCCAGTGCAATGGCGGGTGATTGCTTGCCACGGACTTGGACGGTGGTGGTGTCATAGGCCGGATCGGCGGTAATGGTAATCTCGAATAGATCAACGTCGGTCAGGTGGCGGGTTTCGCCCTCCCAACTTTCGCCCTGGGCAATGAAGCCAAACGAACAGCCGGCAACGTCACCACGGGCCACCAGAACGGGTAAATCACGGCCTAACTGTGTGTCTGGTAGGTCGATCTCGAAAGCAAGCCCCTGGGCATCTTCTGATAGTCTCAGACTACCTGATCCCAGTCTTCCCAATAGGCTGCGGCTATCGTGTTCGTAAATGGCGCGAATTTTGGTTGCCGTATCACTGGCCAGCGTGCGCTTGAAAGCACCAGGCCGGATAATTTCAGAAAATCCGCCTAACTGGGTCGGTTCGTCAAAGCGGGCCGCGTACCCGTACAGGGTGCGGCCTTTGCTTGTGACGACGCTTTCAAGGGCTCGCCGTTCCATGATTACGCTCCGCTGGCTTTCACGAATGCTGCGGCATGGCGCAGGGCAATGTCGCATGTGGCCATGGCGCGAACTTGGATGCCGCCTCGGCTGTAGGCGGGTTCGGCGTATGGGTTCACCAGGATGTCAATCTCAGACCAAATACCAAGCATTACCTGGCTGAAATCGCCGTACAGCAGGGTATCGGCTGGCATCTGATTTGTTGCGCCGTACGGCTTGCCATCAATCATGCCGGCGTCTGCCAGGAATCCAGAACCGGAACCGGTCACTTTCTCAGTGCTGGCCAGGTGAGTGCGTACACCAGGCGCAGACAGGAATCGGGTGCCTTCCAGGTTTTCCAGTTCCAGCAGCTCAGACAGCGCCAGCATTTCAGCCCAGTTAGTCGGCATTAGCGCGGTTTGAATACCGGACGTTTGCAGGATGCCAGTTGGCTCACCAGATAGGCCTGAACCGTTCAAGATTGCGCTGTCGATCTGTTGCGCAATGAGTGCGGTCAGGTCGTCGCGTACAAGCTGCTCGATGCCGGGGCTTGATTGCTGAATAAGCTGCCGGCTCATTTCTGTTTTGCCACCGGTGTGCTTCGGCGTCATGGTCACAGAATCGAAAGCCATGGTTGATTCAGGAACAGCGCCGCCTTCCGTTACCCAGCCAAGGCTCATACCGCTACCAAATTTCGGCACTGATACGTTGCCTTGCAGGCCGGTTAAAACACGCACGCCTAATTGACGGGCCAACAGCTTGTTGCGCAGGGCGCCAATGTAATCAGCGGGGCGGTGTTGGGTACCTACCAGCTCGGATGCGCTTGTAGTGTCATTGGCGCGTTGTTCCAGGGCTTGCATGGGAATAAATACGCCTTCGGCTTTGCGGCCACTGCGGCGCTCGGCTTCCTGGGCATACTCACGTTCTAGTCCGTCGAGGCTGCGGCCTTCCATCTGGGCGCGGATCACCTTCACCACGGACACACCAGCGGCCAGCTTGTCGTAATCGCCGGTCGCATTGTCCGAAACGGTCACGGCATGGCTGCGGCGTTCGGTGTCTGCCAGGTATTCGGCACGCTCGATTTGCTTCGAGAAGGCGCGTTCTTCGGCTTTCAGGGTGTCGAATTGCTTTGATTCATCGGCGGAAAGGTCGCGGGTTTCTTTGCCGGCAGCGTCAACCAAGGCTTTCATGGCTTCGACTTTGGCGGCGCGTTGTTCACGTAGGGCGGATAATTTCATTTTGTCACCTAATAGCTGTTTGTTTGTAGAAAGCGCTTTCGTAATAGGCTCACGCTATCATATTGCTGTTTATTTGTACAGTTATCTGAATTTCAGACACAAAAAAACCCGCCGATTAGGGCGGGCTTGTAAGTCATGGCTTACGTCAGTCTATCGGGTAGGGTGCGCTTACAAAGCCAGCAGCTCGGCACTGTTCCAGTAGTGCGGCCATTTCCTGATATTCGCCACGTATGAGTTGGGCATCATCTCCGCTTTTTATGCTCAGATAGCTTGTGTCTTTGATTAAATTGGTAACAAGCTCAATGCCGGTCACGTTGCGATAGGTGGTGCCGTTTAGTTCAATATTCATAAATCACCTATCCCAGCTTGGGCCATTTTTGGCAATGTGGATTGCTTCTTCGAGTGTGCCAACCATGCCCCAACCTGTCGGGCGATCCCATGCGCCACCGTCCAGGCAACGAACGTCATACCGCACGCCGCTGGGGAAATGTTTCAGCCAGCCGGCGTGTTGTGCGTCTTGCTTGGCGTCCCATTCGGCGCGAGTGCCAGGCTCAATCGTGCCGGCCTTGATATAGCCAGCCATTCGGCGCAGAAAGGCGTCGTATGATTCTCTCGGGCTGTCGTCGGTGACGATGTAGGGGCGATTAAACCACTCACGATGTGAGTCTGGGCGCTCGCTGTTGTCGCACTGGTCAAAGTGCGGCGGTAACACTGGATTGACTGGCACGCCGTCCACTACTTCCGGCACCTTGCCGGTTATATAATCTGCATGTATGTCGATGATGCCGTAGTCGCATTCGTCGCACTGGTATTCGGTGCGGCTGATATACAGGTAAGCGGTCACGGATCGGCCACAGGTCGGGCAATCAAAGCCGGCTGTTGATGCGTCTATCAGTTCGTTCTCCTGGCTGGTCACGGTTTGCGGCTCCGGTAGTGCTTCCAGCAGGTCAGAAAGTAGCTCCCGGGCGGCTAAAATATCCTCCGGGCCTG